TATGGGTCATTCTCTTCTTCTACTTTGGGGTCCTGAGTCTCAAGGGGATTTCATCAGGTGGTGCCAACTTGGGGGACTCTGGACTTTTGTGGCGCTCCACGGGGCTTTCAGCCTAATTGGATTCATGCTTCGCCAGTTTGAGATTGCCCGTCTTGTAGGCATCCGTCCTTACAACGCAATTGCATTCTCTGGTCCTATTGCAGTATTCGTTTCTGTGTTCCTGATGTATCCTCTGGGTCAATCCAGTTGGTTCTTCGCCCCTTCCTTTGGGGTTGCTGCCATCTTCAGGTTCCTGCTCTTCCTACAAGGTTTCCACAACTGGACCCTTAACCCCTTCCATATGATGGGAGTTGCTGGTATACTGGGTGGAGCACTGCTCTGTGCGATTCATGGAGCAACTGTAGAAAACACGCTGTATGAAGATGGAGACCAAGCAAACACATTTAAAGGATTTGAACCAACTCAAGAAGAGGAAACCTATTCAATGGTTACTGCAAACCGATTCTGGTCGCAGATTTTTGGTATTGCTTTCAGTAATAAGCGTTGGTTGCATTTCTTTATGCTTTTCGTCCCTGTTATGGGTCTTTGGACTTCCAGTATCGGTATCATCGGTCTTGCTCTTAATCTGCGTGCTTACGACTTTGTAAGTCAGGAAATCAGAGCAGCAGAAGATCCGGAATTTGAGACATTTTACACAAAAAATATACTTCTTAATGAAGGTCTTCGTGCTTGGATGGCACCAGTAGACCAACCTCACGAGCAATTTGTATTTCCAGAAGAAGTTTTACCTCGCGGAAATGCATTATAATATAAATAATTCTATCGTGTGGTAGAATTATGGAAAAGATAGGAATGCTTACTGTTCTTGATGAATGGTCTGATAAACTTCACAGATATTGTAAAGTTCAATGTGATTGTGGAACTATAAAAACAGTTCGTAGATCATCTATGAAACCTGGACAAACAGTATCTTGTGGATGTTATGCCAAATCACTTCGTAAGACAGGACAAGATCCAAGATCACCTATGTGGTCTCGAGCAAAATATAGAGCAAAGCAAAAGGGTCTGGATTTTAATATCACAAAAGAAGATATTGTTATTCCAGACACCTGCCCTTTGTTAGGCACTCCTATGGAATCACCATCATTAGATCGTATTGATTCTTCCAAAGGATATATCAAAGGTAATGTGTGGGTAATCAGCAACAGAGCCAATACTCTTAAAAATGATGCAACTCTAACAGAACTTAAAACTTTAGTGGAGAATCTACAGAGGTTAAAATAAATACAAGGAGTTCTCTGAACTCCTTTTTTTATGCTTCTTATTCTCATACTATTCCAACTCTTTGGAATCTTTATGTTTCTAATGTCAATGACAGACCACTATCACTACCCTAACAATCATGAAAAACCTAACACTTTCAGAAGACCAAATTAAACTTTTGGCAGATGCTCTTTGGATGCGTCAGAGATGTTTCATTGCTGGTGACAAAAGATTTAAAGAGTATGGTACAATGTTAGATGAACTCCTTGAAGGAATGAATTATACTCCTGGTAGATTTTAATGATTACTTCAGAAACATCATATAAACTTTCTGAAATCATCAGAGACACTTGGCCTAACCTTTACAGACCGCCAGTAAGGAATTATAATAAATCAAAAGAACAAAAAAAGAATGTATATGATTATTGATTATTGGGTGGTGACGGATAAAATCACTGGTAAAGTCATTGCTCATTGTGGAAGTGAAGGAGATGCAATAATGCTCTTTGAGTTACAACCAGATAGAAGAACTTATAGAAAACAAAAGTTCATTATGGACCAGGTGATTACAGTAAAATCAACAACAGATAAACAACTTCCTGGACAACAAGGACTACCTGCAGCAAAAGAAGAACTACCTCATATAGAACTTCAGCAACAAGTGTGGTTGCCCGAAGGTCAAGGAATTCCAGTTAACGCTAAATAACTTTCAGTTTTATAAAGAATTATGAAGTTTACAGTTTATTCAAAAGATGGTTGTCCATATTGCACAAAAGTCCAACAGGTGCTAGAGTTGGCAGAACTACAGTATGTAGTCTATAAACTTGGAGTAGATTTCAATCGTAATGAATTCTACGCAGAATTTGGGGAGGGTTCTACTTTTCCTCAAGTGATTGTAAATGACCAACACATTGGTGGGTGTACAGATACAGTTCAATATTTAAAGGAGCAAAATCTAGTTTAATGGATAATAATCTGCATGAAGTTTGCAATGACGTAGAAAAAGCAATTGACTATGCTTTCAATGGTCAATTTGTTTTAGGATTTTATGATTATTTGAAAGTTCGTGGGACAAAAAGAGTTGAAGTTGAAGAGTTTATTGAAAGTAACACAGCACATGAGTTGAGTAATCTTGTAATGGATCTTGATGATTATCTTGAGGGGGGATCGGATGAAATTCATAAACAACTTCGAGAGGGATATGGTCATATTCCAAAACCACAAGCAAGAAAAATAAGAAATTACCTACATGGTATTCTTGAGGATGCCTGGAGATATAGTCATGACAAAAGGCCAGGAAGGAGAAAGAAGAAAACTAAATAAGTCAGAACCCCAAATTAACAGGGGTGTTGAGTTATTGCTACGCAATAGGAGGAAGAAATCAGAAAAACCAAAAACTTTTAAAATGAAGTTTGGTAAAATGATTTCTCTCTTCCGCAGAGAGTTTCATTTTTTTATAGAATTTCATTTTGATATCAAGAAAAAATAAACTCTCTGGAGAAGAAAAATGGAAACAGCATATGTAATAACATTTGTCACGATGTTCACATTGCTCTTTTTTATGGTAGGAGGTATAATAGGTTGGTTAACCTATAGATATTTGTTAGAATCAAAACCTCCATATTTGCATCCAGAGTTCTTCGATGAAAATGGGCAAATAATACCTGACGAAATAGTATCTGTACGATTTGAAAACGATTACGATTATGACTACGACGACGAAGACGAAGAGGAGTCAAGATAATATCGAGACTCTTCCAACAAATCCTTTTATATTTGAAGTATTAGAACTCGCATCAAAGCAAAAATCTAATGCAAAGAAAGTTGAAGTTCTTAAAACATACGAACATGACTCATTAAAATCCATTTTTATTTGGAACTTTGATGATTCCGTAATTTCTCTTCTTCCTGAAGGCGAAGTGCCATATGCAAATGCTGAAGAACAGTCTGTATATTCAGGTACTCTTTCCGAAAATCTAAAAAGAGAATCTTTGGGAGGAGAATCTGCAACTGGTCAAGACCTTGATGGTAGAGGAAAAACATCTCTTCGCAGAGAGTATCAAAATCTTTACCATTACCTAAAGGGTGGAAATGATTCTTTGACAACAATTCGCAGAGAAATGATGTTTATAAACCTACTTCAGGGTCTTCATCCAAAAGAAGCAGAAGTATTAATCCTTACAAAAGATAAAAATCTTACCAGTAAATATAAGATATCTTTTGAAAATGTTAAAGAAGCATACCCCGATATTCAATGGGGTGGTCGTTCATGAGTGTAGTAATAGAGGGGAAAGAAAGAATGGCAGAAAATAAATCTAAAATCAATAAAGTTCTGCCTCATGAATATGGATGCGAAATTCTTCTAGAAAAAACTACTGTAGAAAAGGCAAAGGATTCTTCACTTCCAAATGATGCATATTTAATTTGGTATATTGTAGATGGTGAAGAATACATCGATCTAACTCGTTGCCCCAAACGAGTGAATCTTTTTGATATGTATTATGACAAGTATGGTCCCGGTGCCGTTAAAAAGATTGATTTTGGATATGGTAGAACTAATCCAAAACTTTGGGGATATAAACAACCAGAGAAAAAGAAAAGAAAATGAGTGCAGGATTTGGTGCTGAAAGAGCAAAGAATGGTAAAGCAGTAGTAATTATTAATGATGATGAAGTCACTAAACTTTTAAAAAGATATAAAAAAATTAAAAAATATAGAAATTCCTCTTTATATAAAATTAAAACCATGGATGGTAATGAGACAATTATAAGTTCTTTATTGGACGATTTGGAGCAAGAACTTGATAATGGAAATATTTGATACTTTTTACTGTCCTGTTTTAGTAAATAAATCATCTCCATCAGAACAAACTGTTTTTGGGATGAAGGAAATAATTAAATATGAAGAGAATGAATATTTGGAATCTGACTCAAATACAAGTTATGTTGGTGATAAAGTCTGCTTTGACAAATTGCATACTTTTAAAGAATTTGATTGGTTAAATAATGAAGTCAATAAAATGCTTTTAGAATTTATTGACGTATATGGTATAGAAAGTGATAAATGTAACTTCTATGTGCAAAAATGCTGGCCTGTTATTTTAAAAAATGGAGATGTTGGATTATTTCCCCATTCTCATCCAAATTCTCACATTAGTTTTGTTTATTACTTACAGACTGAGCCTGACAATAAAACCGGTCAATTATATTTTAAACGTAGATTGGATTGGTGGGATGGGACTGTTCCATTCGAAGAAGGTACAATCTCTATTCCTGCTATTACTAATAACTGTTTGATGTTTCCTTCATCTTTGCGTCATTGGGTAGATGACTATTATGGAGAAACACCTAGAATTTCTATAACCTATGACATTACAATTACAAGTAAAAATATACCAGGATTAGTTAATAGAGAAATGATGTTTTCTGATCCTGTTTTCTGGAGAAAATTAAATGGGAAAACATTATCTACTTAACTTATATGGTTGCTCATTTGTTCTTTTGGACGATGAGCGTTGTCTTATAGATTTATTAGAAAATGCCGCAATTGCCAGCGGTGCCACAGTGGTTCAAACAATATCAAAAAAGTTTGAACCACAAGGGGTAACTGTAATCTGTTTATTATCAGAAAGTCATATCAGCATTCATACATGGCCAGAAGAAGGTAAAGCCGCTGTGGATGTATATACTTGCGGTGATTGTAATCCCAAGATTGGATGTGATATTATCATAGAGCAGTTGTATGCACAGAACCATACATTGAGTTATATAGAACGGTAACAAAAGTAACAAAAGTTCTTGCATAACTATATTAACGGGTCTATAATGACCTTACGTTCATCGGAGAAATCCGACGCAAGTAGGACGGCGGAACGGAACGTTCATTCGCTATTCGCATATAGCGAACGCAAACCGCCCGAAGGAACGGGACTAACAATCTCATTCTGGAAGAAATCCTAATGGCTAAAGTAGTATATCGTGGCATCGAGTATGATACCCAGAAGCGTCTGGAGTATCAACAACAAATGATGCAACAACCCCAACAGTATAACGAAACCTATCGTGGTGTTAAGTTTACTAAGGAGGGTCACAAATGAAGAAACTCAATGTACTTCAACTCATTAAAGAGCAGAAGCTAAAAGAAAATCGTCGTTATCAAGCATCTATTGCTCAACTTGTTGGTAATAGATAATGTTTGAAAAAAATGTTTAAATCAGAGGGGACTTGACTCCCCTCTTTTTTTTGTATATAATTAGCTTTGTCAGCGTTCATATGAATGGATAGAGAGAAGCTTAAGTTAATTGTCAGAAATCTTGAATCTCTGGTAGAATGTTTAAAGTCGGAGATTTATTCTGATGTAGATTCTTATAAACTGAATTATGAGGAAGTTGTTCCTTATCTTGCCGACTATGACGAAATTTTTGAGGATAGTGATTTAGATGACTATTGAGAATTATACTGAATTCGAGTTCATGAAACCAGAAGTAAAACTCATCAGTGTTACTCCGGATGCAGAGAAGCACATGGCTTATTGTGCAAGAGTGAGTAATCCTGCTAATCAAGAGAATGAGAAGTTCTCTGGACTGCTCAAGTATTGTATTCAACATCAACACTGGAGTATCTTTGAGCAAGCGAGTATGACTGTAGAAATTAATACTACTCGTGGTATTGCGGCTCAAATTTTGCGTCACCGTAGTTTTACATATCAAGAATTTTCTCAACGATATGCTGACGCAAATCTTTTGAATAAGACTATTCCTCTTCCTGAACTCCGTCGTCAGGATACCAAGAATCGTCAGAATAGTATTGATGATATTCCTGACTATCTGCGTTTGACTCTTACAGAAGATATCCGTGTTCATTTTGAGCAGTCTCTACGCCTCTATAATCGCCTTCTGGAGAAAGGAGTAGCAAAGGAGTGTGCAAGGTTCGTACTGCCGCTAGCGACCCCTACACGCCTCTATATGACCGGTTCTGTGCGGTCATGGATACACTACATCGATCTTCGCTCTGCACATGGAACACAGAAGGAACACATGGAGATTGCAGAACTTGTTCGTTGCATCTTCACCTGCCAGTTTCCTGCAGTATCTGAAGCACTTGGTTGGACTCGCGAAGGATGTTCGGATTGTATTGATCCCCCTTCGATTACTATTGAATAAATATCCTTACATACAATGGAGGAATAAATTTGGCAACATATCCTGTTATTAATAAAAATACTGGAGAACAAAAAGAAGTCGTTCTCAGTGTTCATGATTGGGATCAATGGAAAAAAGATAATCCTGAGTGGGATAGGGATTGGTCAGACCCATCCACTTGCCCCTCTTCCGGAGAAGTCGGAGAAGTTTATGATAGACTTAAGAAGTCTCATCCAGGTTGGAATGATGTTCTCCACAAAGCATCAAAAGTCCCAGGTTCAACAGTAAAACCAATTTAATTTTTTTATGGCAAGAAGAAGAAAAGAAGACCAACCAATTGGTGTTGGAATGACGGCTAAACAAATGAAGCGCAAAAAACCAATCAGTCTTGATTTGATGCGAGACATTGAACCTCTGACAGATAATCAAAAGCTTTTATTTGGGGCATATGAAAAGGGTCAACATATAGTTGCTTATGGATGTGCTGGAACAGGAAAGACCTTCATCACTCTTTATAATGCACTTCAAGATGTTCTTGATGAAAGAAGTCCTTACGAAAAAATTTATATTGTAAGGTCTCTTGTTGCCACTCGTGAGATTGGTTTTCTCCCAGGAGACCATGAAGATAAGTCTTCACTTTATCAGATTCCGTATAAGAATATGGTAAAGTATATGTTCCAAATGCCAGATGATGCATCATTTGAAATGCTCTATGGAAACCTCAAAACTCAAGGAACGATTAGTTTTTGGAGTACTTCTTTTATTCGCGGAACTACTCTGGACAATGCAATCATTATTGTAGATGAATTTCAAAATCTAAACT